GACTGATTACATCAGCCCCAAGTCAGACGGTTCTACCATCCAGACGGATGAATGGACAGCGCTCAAGGCGGCGGTCGTGCTAGGCTTCACCAAGACTAATCAGGCATTGCTAGCCAAGCCTACCAAGTCTTTGACTGAGACCCAGAAGTCAGACAAGCGATACTGGCAACAACAGATCGGTGCTCGCATCGGTGACTTCAAGACCCAGATCAGCAAGCGCTTGAATGCTGACAAGTCAGACGGTGCAGGATCACGCAACCGTCCACTTGATCAACGTGTCCGCGATAACTTGAACGATGTTATCAAGGTCTGCCAGACAGCGGAGGAAGCAACCTTCGATCTGACTGACATGATTGCCAAGATCAAGATTGCCTTGGCGGTACTCAAGTGAAGCGCTTGATTGAAATAGGAGGTGGCCTTGCGGCCACCTTCGCATTCGGTGCCCTGTTCGCCTTCCTAATCATTAACGTGTTACTAGGTTGTGAATCATGGGATCAATCATATTGGACTGAATACAATTCGTGCCTAACACCCACGATGATTTGGGATTCAATTGTTAACTAAGATCAACCCCGCTTCGGCGGGGTTTTTTTGTGCCTGCGTTTTGCGCAGGCGATACCAGTTCCTCCTGTCGCGCTGAGCCTCATGTGTGCGTGTTATCACGTGATACCTCACCACCACCCGGCTGCACAATGTTAGTGAGTCCCTAACAACAAGATACCAGTTCCTTGTGTCGCGCTGAGCGTCTGTGTGTGCACGTCATCACATGATCGCGTATAGCGCAGCGCGCTGGCTTTGTTAGTGTCACACTAACACACGATACCAGTTACTTGTGTCGCGCTGAGCCTTTGTTCGCACTAATGTTCGTAATGTTCGGCTAATGTTCGGTTTATCTAGTTATCAATCGTACATTTGTGTTTGGTGACAACCAGTGGCAATTACCGCCATGCGCTAGCATAACCTGCCTATCAGCTTTTGTAGTTTGTTTAGTTTTCTTATTATTTATATATATTGTTCGTTTTAAAGAAAGTTATATACAATAGGTAAAGTTAGTGTGGCACTAACAATGTACGTTTCTGTACGTCCTCGTCCACCCCCCTCCGAGCTAGTCCTCACTTCCCAAATTAGCGAACATTAGAACATTGTATGTAAATCAATGACTTGCTTCCGAACAATATAAGAACTTTACACAAAACAACAGAACATTACACTTCTACACACGTCCTGACATCATTTGACATGTCTCGCTATTTGTGGCATAATGGTTATGTTGGTGGGAGGTTTCAACGGTTCCCCCTCTTGTCCTATGACAGGTAGCCTCTCACCAACAACCTAAACTAAATGTCACACAGGAGAACGACATGTCACACGAAAGCAATGTTAGTGCCGCACTAACAAATGAACCTGCGGTAACAGCACCATCCATTGGCTCTTCATCTATGTTGGTAGAGTTAAGCATCAGTACATGGACTGGGCGTAAGCTAGACAAGCGTGCATCAAAAGATGTCACCACAACCAACCATGCCGATGCAGGTATCGCAAATGTCCACAAGAAACTACTGGGCAACTGCGATGAACTCACGGCGGTACAGAAGTTTACCGCTAATGTTCGTAACCTACATTACAGCATGACAATGCCGTGGTCTGATACTGGCCTTCGATTACTACCGACTGCTCAGTATTTCAAATACCACCAAGCCATGACCGAGGTTCAGAACGAGTACAGCCGAATGGTTCAGACGTTCATCGACACGTACGACTGGGCGATCAGTCAGTCACAGGCAAGGCTTGGCAACTTGTTTTCACACGATGACTATCCATCGGCGGAGAGCATAGCCAATAAGTTCAACTTCCGCTTCTCATATATACCGCTACCAGATGCAGGTGATTTCAGGGTGGACATTGGTAACGAGGGTAACGAGTTAGTACGTGAGCACTACCAGTCGTACTACTCCGAGCAACTGACCAACGCCATGAATGACGTATGGCAACGAGCGTTCAAAGCATTGACCAAGATGTCAGAGCGTCTCGACTATGCCGATCACGAACAGAAGAAAGTGTTTCGTGACACGCTTGTATCCAACGTGGTCGATCTCGTCGATCTACTGGATGTGTGCAACGTAACAGGTGACAGTCAGATGTCAGCGATGCGCATGAAACTGGACGATGCCCTACGTGGTATCACACCAGACGCACTACGCGAGGATGGCTACCTTCGCGCAGAAACTAAACGTGCTGTCGATGATGTCATCAAAGCACTTCCATCAATAGACCTTTAATCAGTTAGTGCCGCACTAACAAATCAACGGAGAAATATCATGAACTCAGCAATTCAAATGTACGCACTTGGCTTAGACCAAATCGCAACATCAATACTCAACGGTGGTGACAAGCGCACCATCCTTGTTCAAGGGCACATGGGTACAGGTAAGTCATCACTGCTTACCACGTTATCACGTGACCTACCCAAGCACACACCGTGCTACTTCGACTGTACCACCAAGGACTTGGGCGACATCACCATACCCAAGATGAACCAACTCGATGACGCCGATTACGTTTCGTACGCGACCAACGAGGAACTGGGCGCACACCACAAGACCCCTATCATTCTCATGATCGACGAGTATGGCAAGGCTAACCCTGCGGTGAAGAACGCACTGTTACGTGTCATGTTGGAGCGCAAGATTGGTGGGTACGAACTGCACCCTGACAGCTTGGTGTTTGCGACGACTAACCTTGGTGCCGAGGGTGTTGGTGATTTACTACCACCACACGCACGTAACCGGATCACGGTGATCACCGCACGTAAACCTGACAACATGGAGTGGATCGAGTGGGGTATCAACAACGGTGTTGACCACACGCTACTTGGTTGGTGTAAGGACAACCCCCATTTGTTTCATGGGTTCGAGGATGTCAAAGACCCCGATGACAATCCCTACATCTATCACCCCAAGCAACAACGTACGGCGTTTGTTACACCGCGCTCACTTGAGGCCGCGTCCGACTGGCTCAAGACACGGGAGCACTTCGATGATCAGACGTTAACAGGTTTACTCATGGGTACTATCGGTGAACGTGGCGCTATGGACTTGATGGCCTTTGTCAAACTGTCCGACCAACTACCGTCATTGCAATCTATCAAGGACGAACCCAAGACAGCCAAGGTACCAGACAGTGCCGCCGCTGTGTGTATGGTTGTTTACCGTACATTGTCCACGATAGGGGGCGACTGGATCGACTCATGGATGGACTACATGGTGCGCCTCGACAAGGAAGCGCAGGGTATGTTCGCCAATGGTTGTAGTGCCGAGAAGTACGCACACCGCAAGGTCGTGATGACCAACAAGAAGTTTACTCAATGGGCAATGGACAACAACTACATGTTCGCCGCCGACAAGAAGTAAGGAGAAGACTATGTTAGCAATAGGTAAACAACTTACCCCAGAGCAACGACTATCCAAAGCTGTCGTTGACATCATGGGCAACCCTAAATATGTTGCCCTCGCAGGTGTCCTCATGATCGGTGATCGTTCGGTGGTGGACAACATACCAACGGCATGTACCAACGGACGTGACGAGATGTATGGGCGAGACTTTGTTGACTCGCTCAACGATGCAGAACTACGGTTCCTTGTACTTCATGAGGTATACGACAAGCTGTATAAACACCTTACTACATGGCGACATCTGCACGACATGGATGCTCAGCTTGCCAACCAAGCGTGTGACTATGTGATCAACGTCAAGATTGCAGATGACAACCGAGATGGTTGGGCAGTCATGCCGCAGGGTGGGTGTCTCGATGTGAAGTACCGTGACTGGGACAGCGCCGCAGTATTCAATGACCTACGTGATAACGGCCCACCACAAGATGGCAACGGCAACGACGATGCAAGCGCTGATGAGTCAGGTGGTGACGGCTTACCACAAGATGGCGACGAGGGGTCAGGTCCAGACAGCGGTGGACAACCCCAAGGTTTCGACAGCCATGACTGGGATGGTGCCGCCGAACTTACACCAGACGAGAAGCGCGAACTGGCACGTGATGTTGACGAGGCAATACGTCAGGGTGCGTTGATCGCAGGTAAGTTGGGGTCAGGTGGTGATCGTGATCTTGAGGATTTACTTACACCACAGATAGATTGGCGCGAGGTATTGCGTGAGTTTATTCAGACCACGTGTGCAGGTAGTGACTACTCGACATGGCAACGACCGAACAGACGTTACGTGTCATCAGGTTACTACATGCCTAGCGGTATCAGCGAGCAGGTGGGTGAACTGGTCATCGCCGTTGACACGTCAGGTTCCATTGGTCAGTTAGAACTTACAGCTTTCATGTCAGAGATACAGGCTATCTGCGACACGGTACACCCTGATCATATCCGCTTACTCTACTGGGACACACGTGTGTGTCAGGACGAGAAGTACGACATGCACCAGCTAGATGAACTCGTGAAGACTACCAAGCCCAAGGGTGGTGGTGGCACTAATGTTGAGTGCGTTACCGACTACCTCACCGAGCATGGTGTCAAGCCACAAGCCGCGATTGTTCTCACCGATGGATACCTTGGTGGATCATGGGGTCAATGGTCTTGCCCTGTGCTATGGTGCATCTTAGACAACAAGAGTGCAAAGCCTGATACAGGTAAGCACGTAAACATAACATCAAGGGAGATGTAACATGGAGTACCAAGAAGCATTAGAGATAGTCGAGGCTATCATCGCAAGGCACTGTGAGAAGTTACGGAGTGAGGCCGAACTTCTCGAATCATTTGGCGCACGTAAGACTGCGCTCAAGCAAATCAACGCAATCAATGATGCGTTCAACAAAATCAGAAACGGCTAAGTAAGGAGAACGACATGGCTAATTATGAATACAAACTTGTTAGTGACGCACTAACAACAGGCGGTACAGTTACCGAAAACACTAACGGTTGCATGTACGTGACCCCATTCGCAGAGCGCGTATGTAAAGAGTTACGTGTGAAGATGCACCCACGTGATCGCGCAAGCTACTGGATATACCGAGACGATTGCCCCTACGTATTGGGGTGGGTTGCATACGGTGACTATCGTGATGGAGGCGATGGCACCAACATGTATATCGTGCAAGCACGTACGATTGTGAACGGTAAGTACGCTGAGTACAGCAATCAATACTTCATGAAGATGTCTACCAACTTTGATGTGGCAGTACGTAATGCTAAGAAGTTTATACGTATGATGTCACCGCAAGAGCTAGCAGGCACACGTATGCGAGACGCATCGAACGCAGTGGATGGTGTGGTTGACGTGGCAAAGACCGAGTTCAGTGAGATACGCAACAAGGTGATCGACGTGGAGTCGAGCCTGTATTCCTCACGTACCAACGAGGGTTCTTCTCTTCTCAACGAGTTACGTTCATAGATACTATGTTCGGAGAGAACTTAGCTACGTTCTTTGCCAAGCAAGAAGAGTTGGTTAGGTTACGTAACCGCACCGTACCTATGTGGTTTGTCCGAGTGTATGACCGCATGGAGCAACAAGTGTTTGATGTTATCGACATCGACAAAGCTGAGAGTACCTACGGTGCAGAGATCAGTGATGACGTAAAACGGTACACGGCAGACACGTTACCCGAGGACATCATGCAGAAACTTTCTGTGCTCAATATCCTGCAAGCCAATGATTACGTTGATGATGTTGGTTTCTCTGCGGGTGAGGGCATGTTCTATGTCGTACGATAACGACTTACCACATGATGATAACGTATACCGCGTATACGTAAACCCACACACCAACGCTGTCGAAGTGTCATGTATTGGCATGGAAGTTGACAGCGTGGTCAGTGGGGAGTACGATTCGGTAGATGCCCTTCCCTTGTGGATGCAGGAGAAGGTTGCCCTACTCATGATGACACCATTGGACAAGCCAACCAGTGAGGTCGAAGGAGTAGGCAGACGGATTGACGATAATGTTTATTGGATATTCCGTGTGTAATGTTAGTGCGGCACTAACAAGGGGGGTGGTTCGCCATCCCCCGACTTTGATTTTGATACCAGTTCCGAGGGGAAATACATGATAGACGAGCGAGGAGAAATTGAAAAAAGATTATCCGAGGGGTTGTGTCCGTGGTGTATGCAAGAGTTGGAACAAACAAGCGAACCTAATACGCGCAGATGCAAACAATGTCGCGGAACGGTTAGTAAGAGCGGTGTTCCAGACATCATTGGATGCTACGAGGGTAAGTTCTTTGGCATAGAATGCAAAGCAGGTAAAAACAAACCAACGCCCTTGCAAGAAAAGAACCTATCTGATATAAAGAATAGCGGTGGCATAAGTCTTGTCATCAACGAAGACAATATAGATGACGTGTTGATCTATGTTGGCGGTCAGAACCGCGACCCACGACAGCTTGAGTTGGATTTTGAAGGCTCACCTGTTTAGACACTGCACAAATTGGAGATCGTTATGGGATACACCGAAGAAGGTATCGGTTATCAGCGTAGAGATACAAGTCTCGCCGCCGCTGAAGATAGCGCAGGTAAAAAAGTTACCTTACGCGAACAAGTCTACACACTACTAACCAAATCACCTACCCCACTGAGCACTGAGGAAATCGCGCAACATTTAGAGCGTCCTTATGTTTCAGTCCAACCACGTTTGTCTGAGTTATCTAATGATCGACGTGTGAGGGATAGCGGAAAGCGCGGTAAAACCCAATGGGGTAAGGCGTGCATTCTATGGGAGGTGCCACATGGCGAAGCAACGCACTAAAGCTGAATGGCTTGTTATCGCAAATCACTGTTTCAGAGCGTACACCGTTGCGCCTAAGTATTCGCCAATGCGTTTATTCTTTTCGTGGGGCGAGAAGTATGCGCGGAAGCAAGCCGCCAAATCCCCTGAGTAACCAACCACACCGCTGGGCCTTAACCGTACGAGGGTCTTGTGGTCACTTGTTATATCGTACGAGCAATAGGAGAACGACATGAGTACCAAGAAACCATCACCCAAAGCCGAGAAGGTATGGGCGTATTTAGGTAAGAATAAAACAGCTACCCCTGCACAGGTCGCAAAGGCTACTGGCGTATCGTATGGATACGCTTACAAGTTAATGCAAAACATCTCTAGTATAGGGGAGAACGGGTCTGTTGGCACAACCATGCGTGCGGAGGAAGCGAAAAGCACCGCAAAAAAGCCCCTAACCTCTGGGGTAAACTCAGAGGGTTTTTCTCGCGGTCAGATTCTTGATACCGCTAAGTCGTACGTAACTAAGGATCGTGCGGCTGATCATGGTGACATGGAAAATAACTTTTCTAGGATAGCTGACTACTGGACGGTGCATCTTGACTACCCTGTATCAGCTACCGATGTTGCTGTGATGATGACACTTCTAAAAGTAGCACGTATTCATTCTAATCCGAAACATCCAGACAACTGGGTAGACGGGGCAGGTTATATGGCGTGTGGTGGCGAGTTAGCAGGGAGTGACTTCTAATGGACTTAATCACGATAGATTTTGAAACATACTATGACAGGGATTTTTCCCTGTCTAAGTTAACTACAGAGGAGTACGTACGCGATCACCAATTTGAGGTGATTGGCGTGGGTATCAAGGTGAACAATGAAGGAACTGAATGGGCAAGCGGAACACGTGAACAACTTAAACAATACTTACACACCTTCAACTGGGCAGAAAGCATGGTTCTCGCTCACAACACTTTGTTTGATGG